GTTGGTGCGCCCGCCGTGATATTGTCGGCGGTAAGCGCGAAGTTTTCAATCGCAAGCCCACTGTCTGCCAGTGGCGCAGATGCGAGTGGGCTAAAGCCTAACATCAGTCTGCCTCTGCAATCGTTAGTGTGCCAGCCTCAACCTGACGCATGATCTCTGCGTAGTGGCGATTGGCTGGGTCAAGGGGTACTGACATTTCAGTGCCGTCGATAGTGGCTTTGACTGAAGAGTTGTTGCCATCCATGTCAGCATCATATTGTGCTAATGTAATGTTCATATTGTTTTCCATGGTTATAACTCCGCATCAAAGGCTACTGGACTGGTTATTTTTGCAATAGAATCAGATGATGTAGCACTTCCAGTAAATCTACAAAAGCCTACCCCTGATACTGTAGTCACACCAGACACTTGACTAAGTGTATAACTACCTATCGTTGGCGATGCTCTCATAGTTGTAGGAAAATTAATTACGTGTATTGCAGTAGTTTGATTTCCTGTATATGCCCCTTTTGCCATGTAAGTAACTAAATCGTCAGGGTCATTCACAAAGTAATACCGCTGACACCTCGCCAATGTATCCCCATAGCTTTCGTGCGGGAAGTCGATAGCACTGTCTCCCACGTTCAGGCAGACGCCTGTGATTTGCCATGTATTACCTACCGTGTCAGCAAAAGTAACATTCCCATCGGCTCGATTAGCATTTGTGGTGCTTTCCCAACTGGTTGCTAAAGCTCCACCTCTAAAATTTGAACCTGCATCTAACCAGAAAAACAGTCGAAGACTATGAGCATTGTCATTATCAAGAGAGCCTGTCGTGTCGCCTTCAAACGTAATTGTTTTATACTCCCAAACGCCCGAAGAAGATACTGTGTAAGACTTGTTTATGTTTCTTGAATTATCGTTATCATCAATTTCAAGAATATATGTTCCTGTTTTGTTTGATTTAACCCAAAAAGATATAGTTATTGGCAGTGCGTTTGAGGTTCCCTTTTTGAGCATTTGAAGGTTTTGGCCCTCCATTCTTTGCTCAAAGGCAAGACTTGTTCCAGCAGAAGGAGAGGTTTCCGCAGTTGTTATTTCAATTTTATAACTATTGTAAAAACCTTCTGGCGCATCTGCTTGTTGAGTAACAGTCCTAGTACCCATACCACCTGATACCTTCCATCGGTCACAAGTAAGATAACCACTAGAGCCGTTTCCCGTCACACTGGACGAGCGTTGTGCCACGTTCATAGCCCCATTAATCACCATGTTGGTGCCACTGATAGCCCCATCATCTACCTGATTGCCAAGATCGGCTAGTTGCCTTGCCTTGCTCATAGCTTATTCTCCCAACAGGGTAGCCAGATCCAATGCCTTCAGCGCATCTGGTGTAGCCGCAGCATCAATGCGAGCATCCGCAGTAATGTCACGCAGCGTTGCCTTCTGTGCAGCAATAGCATCAGCGCCAGTGCCAGCTTCCAATGCCTTCATGTACTCTACATCCAAAGCATCAAGGCGTGGCTTGCGTTCAGCCCGTAGGTTATCCTTGTGGATAGCCTTAGCCGCTGTCATGTCTACCTCGACAGCATCACCATTGAACTGCCATGCGCCACGGAATGTGCGATCCGCTGGAACCACAAGAGAAGATGCTTCACGAACATCTCCGTTGATATTGATGTAAGTTGTCATTGGACAATTCTCCATGCATTTCTAAATGAGCGATCCGCTGGGATCATTTCAACTGGCACAATCTTCATAATCGTGCGGTTGCCTTTGTAATCCCGCCACACGGCTGGATCGATATCCTTCTGCACCAGATATTCTATGGCTTCTTCTTCAGTCATAGCGCCGATAGGTTCAGCATATGGATGCTCTTTAGGCTGTCCATCTGGCACCAGACGATCACGCTGGTAAGTCTCAATGGACGGCAATACGTTGCCAGCAAGAGCCGCAGCCATGAAGTTTGGATCAGGCACAAGCACCTTGGCTGGTTCATCTGGTGTGGCAGGGTCTTCAAACAACACACGATACTTTGACTGCACGGGCTTCAAGCGTGACTTAGCTTCTAGTAGGCGTTCCCAGAGATGTCCGTGGGTCATGCTAAGTCTCCGTGGGCTGACCAAACGCAACCGTTTGCATTGCCTATGTCTACGCCGGCTGTCTCTGAGGCGTTGGGGTCAGTGAAGTAAAACTGTATAGAACCCGCAGCTTGTGAATTTTGATAAACCGAACGTCTATATTGAGCAGCGACCCCCAACCCATAGTTAGCCGAGCCAAAATTATTTGTGTAGCTTACTGTTAGCGTTCCCGCAGCGTTATCCGTAATAGACGCACAGTTAAAGCTATCTGCGATTGCAGTTTGACTGTTTGCACACCAAGCCTTCGCAGACCCATTGACCACATAGCCAGTGCCTACGGATGTTGTGCCATCGGAGATGTTGGAAACGTTTAAGGTACTCATGCTAGGTCTCCAATTACTTGCAGCATTGCGCCACCGTCGCTATCGTTTACTGCGCCGTTATGATGGCAAAAGTATTCGTATTGAGAGGCTGTTACAGAAAAAGAAAAATCGCACCCAACATTGGCATCGTCATTTAAGCCGCTGCCATCTTTGTTCATACCAGTAAAAGTATAAGTATTATCATTCATGTCATTGACGAAAGAAACTCTGTCTTGCCCTGATCCAAAGTCCGTTATTGATGAGACGTTTAGGCTGTTTTCTAAAGTTTGGCTGCTTTGTATGTATTTGTGCCAAGCCGCCGCAACGCCTGACACTGCACGACTAGCTGTTTCACCCGTGGCTTGGATGTTTGTGACCTTTAGTGTTGACAAGGTACACCTCCTTTAGCTTTTTTCAGCTTCTTGATAATTGCAGCATGTGTTACACCATAATCGTCTGCAATGCTTTGGAATGTCTCACCTTGATTGCGTCTTTCCTGAATTACTGGAATATCCTCAACAGGTACTTTCATAGCATACTGGCTTGGGGATTTCTTGCCTAGAGCATCAAAGCTATGCTTTACGTTTTCGCTATGCGTCACCCACTCAAGGTTGTCTGCATTGTTGTTCAGCTTGTCACCGTCTTTGTGGTTGATCTCTAGCCCATCGGCATATCCATCACAGAATGCACGGGCTACAAGGCGATGAACAAACACTGTCTCTTGACCACCGTGAAAACCAACACGCTCGTAACCGTTCTTACCAACAGTTGTCTTGCGAATTAATCCATGCTTATTGCGGATTAAACCAGTGTTACTGACCTTACCACAATCCTCAAACCCAACAATCGGCCTCCATACCATACTCATGCTAGGTCTCCTAACACTGATGCGCTGTTGTGAGCTACGTCAACATATCCTGAAGAAGCACCTGTTCGCATTTCAAAAAGCGAAGTCGTATTAGTATTATAATTAGATCCAGTTCTGTAAGTTGCAGCAGTCGATTGCGCAACACTGTCAGCAGTAATTGCGTAAGTTGCAGAAGACATACTTGATACCATATTTATATTATACTTACCCGTAGCATTATCTACTAAACCACTTACGCCAAAGCTTTCGTATATTGCTACCGTGCCTGTTCCGTCCCAATGTACCCAAGCCTTCGCAGCACTCTGCCCTGTAAGCGCAATCGGCCCAGTGCCAGCCGCATCACTTATTGTTGTTGCTCGTATCTCAGACAATGCTCAAGTTCCCCCCTGTTGTGACGGTGATAGTAACACCCGATGCCACGGCCAATGGGCCAGTAGCAGAGGCATTCTCTGTCGCGTCGATGGTTACATTTGTGTTGAGGGTTTGCTCAGACACACGAAAGATGTCACCAGCCGCAGCCGCAGGGCCAAGCGTACCGCGCTCGCCCTTGTATCTACCCCCGCCAACCGCAGTCGCAAGATCAACCGCCGTAAACATCAGCACATCGATGATGTCGCCAGTTGCAGCACCAGATGTCAGCACAACGTCAGATCCGTTAGTAGCCGTGAAATCGGTGCCATCGACCAGCCTCACGCCGTTCATGTAGACATCCACAAAGCCCGCCGTGTAACCCGCCGTGGGAAAGCTAGTTTGCCCAGATGTAGCCGTAAAGGTCTGCCGCGTTTGGGTGGCCTGTGGTACTGGTGCGGGGCCTATGTATCCTGACATTATAAAGCTCCTATGATAAACGCCAGTAGCTCGCTGTAGCGAACACCAAGCCTAGTGCGCTCTGTAGCACCCTCTGGCGCTTCTTCTTGTGTGTCATATGTGTCGGTGCGGGTGTAGGCATCCTTGGCTTCTACAGCCTCAGTGACTACGTTGCCCTCTTCGTCAAGCACCTCTGCCACAGCTTCTACCGCTGGCACCTCAACGTCATGCTCCCACCAAGTTGTAGAAATAAACATGGCGTAATCACCAGCGTCTAAACCTTCAGCCGAAAATGCTGCTTGTAGATCCTGTGCAATGATACCAAAGTGCGTTCTGGCCTCATCACCCTTCTCAGCTACTTTATCCTTCCAGCGAAACTTACGCATCAAGCCTTTAGCTGCTACAGCAACACGTTGCTCTGCGTCAGATAGCTCTGCAATGTCTTGCTTTTCGTTGCGGTCAGATGTTTGGATTGTGCCGTTGGTGGCGTAGATGTCATCCCAGCGATATGTGCTAGAACCAACATCTTTTGCATTATCAACCCCAGTCCCACTGCCATTAGTGGGCCAAATATCATTTCCAGCAAAACGTATACCCGTGCTAGTTGAAGCTACATATATCCTTCCATTATTAGACCCAATATTCCCCACAGTGGAGCCGTCTTTTTGGAAGCGGGCTAATTCGCCATCGGTACTTAAACGGTTGGCGTAAAGTGCAAAGTTACTCGTTGCTGTAGCAACAACTTGACCAGTGCCGCCCTCAAGCAAAATACCCTGTGTACCACTGCTTGCACTCGTCTTGCCCACCAGCAAGTTACCGCTCGCATCGAGGCGCATGGCTTCTGAGCCGTCAACCCTAAAGTTAATGCTAGAGTTGGTTGCCGCAGCACCTTCATCAGACGCAATAGTAAATGTCCCGCCATTATTGCGTATCTCTGCGTATGTTGTGTCATCCGTATCAGTCAGATGTATCGTCGCATTTGAGGAGGCCACGTCAAGGTCAGCACTAGGCGAACTCGTCCCAATGCCTACCCGATTATTCGTGCTGTCAACATACAGCGTGTTTGTGTCTACTGTCAGATCACCACTGACGTCAGCATCACCAACTATATCAGCCCCAGTGGTACTGAGGTTTACCGTCTTGCTTCCAATGTATCCCGCCATTAGGTTTGCTCCAGTACGCTCAAGATCACATCCGTTGAACTGGCTGTGTCGCTAGTGACAACCACGGTGTCTGTGGTTTCTAGGATGACCTTGCCATCCAAGACAGACAGCGCTGAATTTGCGGGGATCGGAGCGCCCTTCACCAAGTAGACGCCAGCTACCTGCACATCGACTTTGATCTGGCTGGTTGTTGTGTTTGACAAGTTGCAGCCCATCATGATCGCGGTAGTTGAAGCAGCAACCGTATATACGGTTGTAGCCCCCGTTCCGACTGAACCAGAGGTGTAATTTTTAAACGTGTTAGCCATTGTCTATCCTAGCGCAATATTTAGATCAAAAAGGTTGTCAGCGTCCTCAACGGTAAACCCGATAAACACAATCCCATCGCCACTAAGATTAATCGCAGCATCGCTGTTGCTGCTCTCGATCACATTGCGGGTAAGGGTTGTGCCAGAAGCCGTATATACGCCCGTGCCGATTTCCCAGTTATTGCCATCCTCTAGGACGTAGCGAACAACGTCACCATCGGTAACGCCAGATGCAGCAAATGTCTGGTAGCCATCCTCTGCTGCGCCGAGTGTAATGGTGCCGGTGCCAGTTGTACTGGTTGCCACCTTAGCTCTGTTTGTCAGCACAACCATGTCTATACCTTACGCTGGATCTGGGATGCGGATGTCAGATGCAGTCAACGAGAATGTGTTGCCAGATGTAACCACCTGAGATGCCGACAGCGAGCCAGTCGCCAGCAAGCGGCTGTTGCCGGTGTCGGATATGGCGTAATGCGTAGCCGTGCCGGTGCCTGTCACAGATGCGCCGCTCACAGCAGCCAGAGTAACCTTGCGCCCGTTTGGCGAGGCATCAGCGGGAGCCGATATGCTTATGCTGGTTTCGTTGCCAAGCGTGTATGTGCTTGTCGCCTCCGCATATGACGCTGGCTCCTGCGAGCAAATATCAACGCGGTTGGCCTCCGTATCCAGAACGGTTAGACCGTTGTCCAAAACGCGATCATTTAAAGTCGCCATCAGTAACTCCTAGCTTTCATCTTGAGGCCAACGCCGCCATATTTTGCGCTTTCATTGTCTGAATTTATACCACTGATGGCATTATTCAGCAATGACGCCCAAACTTGTATGCGACTGTCGTCGGCAAGGTAAGGCGCGCTGTGAACCAACGCGCCGTATAAATACGCATCTGGGTAATACGTTAGAAGCCAGTTGCTTGTGTTGACGTCGCTCAATGCGGTTGGCCTGCCGTAGTAAACCATTTCAAGCGTTAGCGTGTCAGAGTTTGGATTTGGGTACACCTCTATCGAGCCGTCGGTGATCGCGTAGAAACGCGGCGTGCCGCTTGTGTTTTGGCCAAGCTGGCGTTGCTCCATCATCTGCGACTGACTGATCGGCTCCAGCGGGCTCGTATTTCCGCTCAACATGCTAAGCCTGATCGGCTCCAAGAAGTCTGCAGGCGGAGACGTGTACTGGCTATCAATGACAGCGGTCGAGCGCTTTTCCATGCGCCAGTGCCGGATCTTGCGATTAAAGTCAGCCTCGGCCAGCGCGATAAATGTCGGGATGGCGCTCGTCAAATCGGTGCGGTTTAAGAAGTCCGCCACGCTCGTTTTAAGCTCCGCATATGTTGTCAGTGCCATCTGCTATCCTTAAAGCGTTCCGGCTCGTGTCCGAAAAACGCGGTTATCTCTGTCGTTCAGCCATT